TCGGCTCACCTTCGTCCATCTTAAGCTTAATGAGAGCATCCGTATATGACACGTCCCATAATCTTGCCATAAGACTGACTACGTTTCCTGATTCGCCAGTACCAAAGTCTTTCCATACAATACGTCCATTCCACTGTTGAAACGAGAATGATGCGTATTTATCATCATCTCGAAGAGGAGAGTTTATTGTGCATGGAAGATTTGAGTTAATTCCAAGATAACGTTTGAGGATGTCTCCGTCAGAGATAGAAACATCCTCTCGCGTTATTGTACGTTGTTTTGTCTTATTTGTCAGCGTAACCAGCTGAAACATAGCTATTTATTAAAAAGGAAGATCATTAGGGTCGTCTGCTACGAAATTGCCATTGTCGTCAAACATTTTCCCAGAATTGTCCTCAACGGAACTTGCACTTTCTGACCATTCCTTTACAGGAAGAGCGGAATAGTTGAAATTTGATGCTTTCTGACTTCCTTCAGTAAATTCATCAATAGCCTTTCTTGCGAGTGTGTATTCTCCAGAAGCTCTATCGGGGCGAGTAGCATTGCTGATGAACTTATTCTTAAGAACAGTCTGATATGACTTGTTGTCATCAGTTGTCTGTACGCCAAAGATAACCTTGACACAGTTCTCGGGCTGAAGACTAAGATACTGAGCGATTTCTGTAGCATCACCCTTGATAAGCCTATCCCAATTGTCAATAGTGAGTTTTCCGGGATTAGGAGAATTCACATATCCATTAGTCTTCTTGTCAAACACCTGAAGGGGAGTGATATTGAGATACTTCATAATAAAACTCACAAGTTCTTCCTCTCCAGGATGGCAAGGCTTATAATTGCTACTTATCGAAGCGGGGCCATTGGCATACTGAGGAACACGATGAGCTTTGGCTTCCTCTTTAGTAGCCCATGCTGTACGACCATAAGCATCGATAATCTGACACTTAGTACCGGCACCATTTACACGGATACCCGGACGAATCCAAAAATCAATCGGCACAATAGGCTTACCATCCAAGTCCTGAATCTGCATAAGGAAACGAACTCTTGCTGCCGTAGAGCCGTCTGAAAGAGTAGATACATAATTAGGCTCATTCGCACCATCTTCAATCGTCCAGCCATACTTGCGAAGCGCAGCATTGTTAGGGTTGACAGATACTACATTAACTGATGCGACACCGATATACTTCTTGATGTCAAGATACTCGCCTGTTGAAGCAACTTTGCTTTTGTTTACGTTTTCAATCATAATGTTAAAGAATTATAAGTGTTTGTTTTGATTTATTGTTTTCAATTTCTTTTTCTGTGAGAAGAGTCTGGAATGGAGGCATTTCCATCTCATGACGTTCATCAATATCGCCACGAAATCTATGTTGCCACACATCATCCGAGTCTTCTCCACTTCCATCTACAATAAAGAGAATATTAGGATGCTGTTTTGCAAAAGCAGAAAAATCCTCAAAGAAACTATACCATTTAGCATCGACGCAACCCTCTACAACAAGGTCTTTTATACACCAGTTATCTGATTTCTCTGCATCTATTTCAGCTTGAGTTTTATCCTCTTCGCTCCCTATCATGGTGAGTGTAAAATAAGTATAGTACCCCATGCTATTACCAATTAGTAATATCGTTTATATCTTCCCACTGATTGGAGTCGTCACCGAATGCCGGGACTTCTTCTTTTGCACCTTCAGCTGGGGCTGCATCAGGCCAAAGATCATCGATAGATTTCTGTTCTTCTGACTTCGGCTCAACAGGTTCAGAACTTTCTTCAGTTGAAGTCTTCTCGAAGGCTTCTTCTTTTGTTACGGGAACTTCTGGGGCGACTTCAACAGTAGAAGAAGATTCTGTTTCCGGTTCAGGTTCATTATTCTCCTCAAAGAGAGTATCAACAACCTGTTCCTGCTGTTCTTCTTTTTCGTTCTTTTCATTTAATGCCTCTTCATCTGATACAGATGAATTCTCTCCAAGAACCTCAGCAACAATTTCTGCGTCATAACGAGATAGAGAAGAGTTCCAGATTTCCTGTTCTTCTTCAAGCGAAGCAAGCGTTTCTTTGAGTTCTTTGGTCTCTTTTTCGATGAGTTTTTGATATTTTTCATCGATTGTGGCTATCTTTTCCTGAATAACAGACATCTCTTTGCCATAATTTTCAATCATTTCCTTGGTTTTGAGAATAGCCTTTCGTGTAAGTTTACTTATCATATTGGTTATAATAATTAAGAGTTTTATTAAAATTTAAAATGTTGAATGTATTTGTCTGGTATATTGGAGGTTAGAGTATAGAGAAAACTTTCATCCTTGGTGCCATCAAATATGGGAATATAAATTACCGGATTCTGGCTTCTCATTATCCTTCCAACAGACTGAATTGTGATTCGTTCTGTTCCTCCAAGCTGACCGATGACTCCACACTGAATGTCATTGAGGTTCTGTCCTTCTATAAGTTTACCAACTACAAACAGGGAATTTATAGTGTGATTATTAAACTTTTCAAGAAGTTTTGCTGATGTCGGAGTCTTAGATGTATAGGCGTTATCTCCACCAATCTCATTCGCCTGTTTAATAGAAGAGCAAAAACACAGATAACGAAGATTATTCTTGTTAAGATTCAAACAGATTTTCTTAAGTGCATCGTCTTTTATCTTACCGAGAAAGCGTTTCCTTTCATTTCCGGCAGTAAGCATTCTGCGTTTAAGAAACTCTGAATGATTATTATCATAACTTGTTACTGCATTTTCTACCTTTCTATTAAGAACATCATAATACTCTTTATCTGTATAAGGACGACCTCTATAGTAGTTTCTTGCTATCTGATTGTCTATCTGCATGTGAAGGATATACACTTTCGGACATGGCAACAACCCTATTTCTATAGCCTTTTCAAACCCAATCTTGGATTCTTCAAATTGTCCATACAAGAATTTCAGTGCATATCTTTCGTCTTCATCAATCTTTGCCCCGAGAGCAAGAACATACGAAGCTTTTATTGACTGACATGACTTGATTCGTATTTGTGTATCAACATGTGGTGCCTCATCAAACACAAGAAGATACCAATTAGTATCCTGATATTTATGTATTGAAGCATAACACGCTATCTCAACTTTTGAATCGTCAATACCAAATTTCTTGAATTCGGCTCGCCAATTTTCAATGTTGTTCTGTTCTGGAACAAAGATTAGACAATCAAAATCTGGATTTGCTTTCAGGAATTGCATAACCACACCGGATTTGCCAGTCCCGGTAGCCCATTCGCAAATGAGCCTTTGGGACTTTGCTAATCGGTGTGCCGCTATTCCTTGTAGTTGAGTCTTATCCATTGATGAAAATCTTTGACATATTCATCGTAAGATTATTGTCCTTATCGGATTCGCCTACAATGAATTTCTTACCGCGAAGATGAATAGGTCTGGCTTCTCTGATATGTCCTTCTCCGCCCTCAAAAGACATTATTGTCTTATTGCCTTCGCGATAAATATACCCAACTGCGTCAGCCTCTCCGCAAATGATATCTCCGAGTTTACCAGCAAGATCCACGACAAGTTCAGTGCTCTCTGCTCCATTCATCTGAATCTGCTTATCCTTGACATGACATACAAGAATCAGAGTTTCGCAATAAGGCTGAAACATGTGTATGACTTCCTTAAGCGCCTGGCGTAAATAGAGATAACCTGCGCCATTTGGAAGTGTTCTAACATCCGCCTTCGGATCAGGGACAGGCTTACCATCTACTCGGATAAGATTACCATTCTTGTCTTTCTTCATTCCCCAGTTAGACGCAAGTGGGAGTTTGCGATAAAGTGCTGCTGCATAAACAAGACTCATTTCTTCAAGCCTTGTTGCGTTATCAATAGTGATATACTTATAAGGATGCCTCCCTATCTCATTCATCTTCTTTTCAAGCGCAGCTTTGACAGCAAAGATATCATTGATATTCTGAGCCTTTACTCGCATTACTTCGAGAGCGCGATAGCCATCCTCAAGGTCAATCACAAGATTGTCATCCAGACTTGCTACACAGCTCGATTTTCCACTCTTGGGTAATCCGAAGAGTACCAATAATTTAGGGTTGTAGTTCTCTGCTTTCTGTCTTTCTGTTGGGAGTATTATTTCTTTTGCCATAATTTAATTGTTTAGAATATCCTTAAGTAATACTTTCTGTTTCACATAGCATACAAGCCCGTTATCTTCGATACGATAGCCGAGATTGTATAGATGCTTAATAATGTCACGTGGAGCAAAATCATCAAGGGATGGCGATTTCTGCTTTTCCGCCTGAGGCTTAACTTCTTTTGATTTGTCCTCTACTACTTCAAAATCAAGTGTTTTGATTTCGGGTTCATCGTCTTTTGTTTTAGTAAGCCACTTATACCCTCCTCTATTTCTTCTTCCACGAATTGCGCGAATCGCATTTGTTGTTCTATTGAAGGTATAAGCGATATCTTCATCGCTCATTCCTTGGTCGAACATCTCGAATACACTTAAGAGGTCTTCATTTTTCCATCTATCCATATTTTCTGGTTTTGTTTGTTCATATAATTCTTTTACTTCTTCGAATGTGAGATAATCATCTTTCCTTTTTGTCGCGTTTCTATTATTAACGTCAGCTATAAACTTCTCAAGCCAATCATTTGATGCCAGTACAGTATTGTCTTCAAGTCTGTCAAGTGGCCAATAGAAATTAGAGCCAGGATGATGTTCATATTCTCCGTTTTCAAGTTGATGATTGAAGTGGAAGCAACCCTGCTTATCACTATATTCTAAGAGATACATATCATTTCCTGTATTTTTTAAAGAAGAAGGACAATATAGCAGAGGTTAGTGCTTCGAATTTCTTCTGCTGACGATAAGAACGAAGTTTTCCAGCTAAGTCATAATACTTCCCTATTTCAACAGTCTTATCCGGCAATGGCAATTCTTCAAAATACGTTGACGAACCATCAAAGAAAAGTGGACATATTCCTCCCATTTCTCCATCTCTATTAGCGAGTACATATAAGAACCTACCATAGTTTTTCAATCCAACACCATCACTGTCTTGAATTTTATATCCAAGCCAGTTGGAAAGACCAAATTTAGACGGGTCAAACAAACCAAGAACAAGATTGCTGTCACGCGAAGTATATTTGGAATCAGATAGACCAGATGTGGACGGCATCATCTTTTTCATTTTGATTGCTTCTAAGCCCTCTGTTTCCGACGCCTGTTGCTGAATAACAACACAGGTATAGTTATATCTGTTACGAAGGTACTTTACACAATACTCCGAGACTTTATCTACCGCTTGCTTATTGCTAAATCCCTGTTCCTTATCTACAAGACTTACATGGTCTATGAACATAATCTTATAGTGGTTCGGGTCATGTTGCACATAAGAATCAAAGATTTTCACGGAGTTGCCTGCGAGACCATTTGACTTCTCTGTATGCTGTTTGAATTCGCCAACAGATTTGGCGTATTCTTCACAGACACGAAGGATGCCGGTTGGATTAGTGTTCTCTGTTTCAAACTGCACGCATTTGTTAAAGAACTCCAAGCGCTTTTGATATTCTTCTTCCTGAAACAAATCCAACACTGCCTGTGGTGCAGGACAATCAATCCAAGTTGAGCGTAAGTCCTGTGGCGACATCCGAATCTTATTCAGTTTATAGAGAAGATATGACATATATCGTTCTATCACGCGTTGTTTGGATTCCTCCAATGCGAAATAGATAATATGCACGGAGCACTTGTCTGGATTCTCATAACAATAGTCCAAGACATTGTAGATATACAGGAAACTCGCAAGGCTACTCTTACCCACCTTCTGGTTGGCTGTAACTAAAACATACTGGCCTTGTTCTACTCCTGGTATTTCGCTGCGAAATCTTTTAAACGGAAATGGAATACAATTCACACCGCCATTTACAGCATTCTCTCTACGTTTCTGAAGATTTTCCAATACTTCTTTGTAATCGGCAGCATCAGACAATCGTTCGGCAAATGTAG